CCACGTCATGATGACATTGTTGTTATCATGGATTCTGATTGGTATGAAGACATGCCCCGCTTCTTGGCGGAGCACCAACAGCCCATCATTATCTACACGCACATGCCTGTGCACACCGGTTACAATGTGACTGGTGAGGTTCGATCTTACTTTGACAACAATTCTTTTCTCATTCAGGAATGGGAAGGAGGTGCTATTGAAGCACATCCCTTGTGGGATTGGTCCCAGTCAGAGTTCTCAGTGAGAACTAAATGTGGTAGCCACACTTCGTGGCAGCGTCGCGTTCGTGTTATCGAAGGTGACCGTGTCGCCATACTCCTTCAACCCCTAGGTTCCTACGGGGGTTGTTTCGATGGAATTGGAGAACTCCGACACCAATACCTTTCCCGACTCAACGTGGTGCGTTCCTTCCACACGCCTGCCGGCATGGAGACCTTTGTAATCCTCCGTGTAGGTGATACGTTTGTCATTTCCCGTCCCAACCAAGCTGTTGAGACGCGCGTCCCAGAGGAATTCTTTTCCTATGTTTCAGCCCTGGTCACACCCGACCAGCCCACAGCGCTGAGACTTTCAACTGTTGAGATGCTTGCCGCAAAACGCAAGCTTTCCCTTGACAACCCACACATCTTGCTCGCTTATTGTCAAGCTTCCTCAGGTTATGACGCTTCGCGCGTCAACCGCACTGTTGAGCCAGTGCGGTCATACCAATTTGGCAGTGAGCCGGTCATCCAAGAGAAAACAGGCCTCCGAGCGTTTGCACCCGCAATCGTTAAAGGAGAGTTCTGCCCTATCAAGTCTCTTGCCAATGACCAAGCTACGGTTGTTTTCCGCATTATCGAGATCCGCAACACAGTAACCGAGATTCCGGAGTTCATTCAGAGTGCAATCTCTGATTTCTCTGGCTTCATCAAATCTCTGTTAAGCCCTAGCGGTTTTCTCACTCCTGTCGACCCAATCAAACTCTACGACATGTCTCGCACTGCCAAGCAGAAGCAAGCCATGCTCGCTAGTTGTCTTGCTGAAGGAGGTGCGATGGACCTTGAACAACCATGGAGCACGTTTCAGAAGAGTGAGGCTTATGCCTCCAACAAACCACCCCGCAACATCAGTACTATGCCTGTTGAAACCCGGAACCTGATAGCGAAGTATGCGTTTTCAATCGCACATGCTGTAAAGGCCGCTCAACCCCCTTGGTATGCTTTTGGCCGCCCGCCTGCTGATATCGCCGCCCGCATGACCCAAGTCATGTCAAACTGCTCCTTTATGCTCCTTTGGGATGCTAGTAAGTTTGACGGTCGTGTAGGCTTGATCCTGCGTATGCTTGATTGGTTTATTCTGAATACCCTGTTTGGCTACTCATCGGAACTCGACAAGATGTTCAACTCTACGTTTAACAACATGGCTCGGACCGCCTTTGGTGTTCACTATGAACAGCTCTTCAGCCAAGGCTCCGGGGATTTCTTCACATCGCTGTGGAACTCTTTTCGTTCCCTCTTTGTCATCTATCTTGCCCTCCGCAACATTGAAACCACTTCCAACTCAGTCGTGCGGGCACGCCCTGGTCGGCGTACCTACATGACACATGAGCAGGCAGTGGACCACCTTACCAGTAAGGTGCTTGTTGGGGGTGATGATGGAGCAGCAGCTGATGTTCCCATGGAGAATCTCACGTTCGCAGCCAACAAGATTGGACTCAAGATGACGGGAGGTACTGTGCCCC